TAATCCTTACTTTGCTTTAGTTTGGCAGCTTAAAGGTTTTTTCTATGCGTACGGTAAAACTATAATTGGTGGGCAGGCGAGAGAAATACATGCACGTTATATGGAAGCTGGTGCAGGTGCAGCAGCATTACCTTTAACAATGATGGCATTAACTATTTTACCTTTAACCATGCTGGGGCTTGAAGTAAGAGAGTATATTAAATTATTACTTGGTACAGTGCTTCCTGGTGCAGAAATGTTTGGTGAAAAAGACTACTTAAAAACTAACAGTATGCCACTTGACACCTATGTTTATGAAATCTTTGATAGGAGTGGTATTGCAGGTCCATTCGGATTATTATTACCTTTAGTACCAGGGCACCAATGGGGTGGTCCATTTGAAAAAGGAGCCACTATATTAGGTCCGTCTGCAGACAAAGTCTTTGATATATTTAAGTATGGACCTGTAGATTCAAGATTTTGGAAAGAACAAGTCCCATTTTACGGACAAGTTTGGTAAATTAATTAGGAAAAAGATATGGCATATTCATCAACAATTAAATTAGTAACTGGAGATACAAGTCCAGAACTTAATTTTTCTTTAAAAGACAGTAACACTGCTGCAAGTGGGTATACTCTAGATGAAGAAAATTCTGATTCTTGGGCTCCTGTAACTATTACAGGTGGTACTGTAAAACTTAGAATAAGAGAGGTTGGGTCGACTTCAATTACAGAAACGATTACTTGTACAATAACAAGTGGTAGTGATGGTACTTGTGCTGCAGTATTTTCTGCTTCTGCATTTCCTTCTGCGGGTACGTACGAAGGAGAGATAGAATTTACAAATTCTGCAGGTAAAATACAAACAGTACAAGATTTTATTAAATTTATAGTTAGAGAGGATTTTGACTAATGGCAACAAGAACTGCAAAAAAGAAATCAGCTAGGAAAAGCAAAAAAAGAAGTGGGGCTAAACCTACTAATCCAGCTTTATACGCAAGAGTAAAAGCTGAGGCTAAAAGAAAATTTAAGGTTTACCCAAGTGCATATGCTAATGGGTGGTTGGTTCGTACTTACAAAAAACGTGGGGGCGGGTATAGATAATGGCTAAACCTACTGGTGGACTAACTGCATGGTTTGGTAAAGGCCCTAAAGGTGATTGGGTGGACATAGGTGCACCTAAGAAAAAGGGTAAGTATCAAGCTTGTGGTAGAAAGTCTGCTAAAGGTAAAAGTAAAAGAAAGTACCCTAAATGTGTACCAAGATCAAAAGCAAGGAGTATGACAGCAGCGCAGAAAAAAAGTGCGGTGCGTAGAAAAAGAGCAGCAGGGAATCCAGGAGGTAAACCTAGAAATGTAAAAACTATTGTAAGAAAGAGAAAAACAACTAGGAGAAAGAGACGTGGCTAGAAAAAGACAGAAAGCTATAAGACGAACTACTGGTAAAGGCGGTAATTACAGACCTACTAAGTCAGGTGCGGGTATGACTAAAAAAGGTATAGCTGCACATCGTAGAGCTAATCCTGGTAGTAAATTAAAAGGTGCTGTTACAGGCAAAGTTAAGAAAGGTAGTAAAGCTGCTAAAAGACGTAAATCCTATTGCGCTAGATCATTAGGGCAATTAAAAAGAAGCTCAGCAAAAACTAGGAACAACCCAAACTCAAGGATAAGACAAGCACGTAGAAGGTGGAAGTGCTAGATGGCTCTTAAGGCTGTAGTTGTCTATAAAAAGCTAGATGCAGTAGTTGATGTATCTGCTAGTAGTGCGCTTGTAGGTTATTCTAAATTACAGATAATTCCACAATTTGTAGACTTAAACTCTATTACAAGTTATTTAAATCTAACAGCAGCCGACATTTTAATTGACTCTTACAGCATAAACCAATGGTGGTTAGCTGACAGTGATTTATTCGACTTAGATTCTTCTAACTACAGAGCTAGATTTGTACTAAGCGAGTCAGCTTCTTTAAACACTGGTAAAACTCTTGCAGAAGCTTTTGAGTTAACTACAGTAACAAATTTAGATGTAGGTAAAGGTTTTACTGAAACACCTACTCTTTCTGACACAGAAACTTTAAGTGTAGGTAAAGCACTAACTGATTCTACATCAATTGCAGAATCACATGCTTTATCTGTAGGTAGACCTGTATCAGATTCTTTTTCATTCAGTGATGATGAAACTATAAGTTTTGGTAAAAAACCTTCAGACAGTTTTACTTTTGCTGATGACGAGGCTTTAAGTTTTGGTAAGAGTGTTTCAGATACACAAACAATGTCAGAATCTCTGGCGCGTGTAGTACAGTATGTCAGAACAATTTCGGATTCTTATACGCTAGATGATTCAGCTAGCGCACAAGATGACCTGAGTACAGATACAGGTCTAAATAAAGGGAATGTTGTAACTATTTCGGAATCAATAGCTTTTGCTTTGGATTTTGTAGATACGCTTGCAGATTCTTTTTCAGTAGCAGAGAGTACAGCTCTGGCTTTTGGTAAAACACTTACCGAAACGCCATCAGTATCGGAATCTCTTGCAAAAAGTTTTAGCACATCCTTTGCAGATAGTGCTACGATTTCTGAATCAATTAGCGTAGAATTAATAGTAGGTAGAGGTGCCAAACTGAATCAGTCTGGATTTAACGTCTTTACTTTGAATTCTTAATTATAATTATAGAGGAAAAATAATGTCAAATGTAAACGAGCAACTAAACATGACAGGTCATTTACAGATTGAACTTAACGGTGAAGTTGTAAGAGACATAGATAATTTAGTAGTTACTGCAGGTAAAGAGTTTGTAGCTTCTAGAATGATTGGCACCAGTGCTGGTGTTATGACTCATATGGAAGTTGGAACTGGTACTACAAATCCAGCAGCGGGTGACACAGCTTTAGAATCCGCGGTGAGCGGTAGTAGGACAGCATTTACTACATCTGCATCTGTTTCAGGTGCGGTAGTTACTTATGTCTGTGCTTTTGCTGCTGGTACTGGTACTGGAGCTCTAACAGAAGCTGGTATATTTAATGCCAGTTCTGGTGGAACAATGCTTTGTAGAACTGAGTTTTCTGTTGTAAATAAAGGTGCGGCAGACACCATGACAATAACTTGGACAGTAACTGTTAGTTAATAGTTGGAGTAAAGTATGAGCGTTTTATATACAAACAACGCCAAAACTACTCTCTCCGCTTCATTAAATAATAGTGCTACGTCACTTAGTGTAGCAAGTAGTTCTGGTTTCCCCAGTTTAAGTGGGAGTCATTACTTTTATGCTACCTTAGATGACAACACCAACCTGGAAGTAGTTAAAGTAACAGCTGTATCTGGTACTACTTGGACAATAGTAAGAGGTCAAGACAACACATCAGCTACAGCGTTTAGTTCTGGCGATACTGTTGAGTTGAGATTAAATGCTGCATTGCTTACAGATGTAGTAAACGATGCTCTTGCGTCTTCATTTACACGACAAGATTTTACAGGTAATGGTAGTACAACAGCTTTTACTTTAAATAAGACACCAGGCAGTGAAAACGATTTAATTGTATTTATTGAAGGCGTATTTCAAAATCAAGCAGACTATACGCTTAGCGGTACAACTTTAACATTTGATGAAGCTCCAGCTTCAAACAGAAAAATTGTTGTTTACCATGTTAGTGCTTCTGTATCAGGTGACAGTTTAGCTTTAAATACTTTTTCTGGTGATGGCAGCACGACAGCGTTTACAATGTCGGTAGACCCATTGTATGAAAATAACACCATGGTATTTATTGATGGTGTTTATCAAAACAAGTCTACCTATTCTACTTCGGGTACAACACTTACATTTGATGCTGCTCCAGCTAACGGTACAGCTATAGATGTTACTACACATACACAAGCAACCGTAAATGTTCCTGTAGACGGCTCTGTAAGTACTGCGAAATTAGCTGCAGATGCAGTCACAGGAGCGAAAATTGCTGATGACGCGATAGATTCAGAACACTATACAGATGGTAGTATTGATACAGCACACATAGGTAACCTGCAAGTTACTACTGGTAAGCTTGCAGCGGACGCTGTAACAGCAGCCAAGTTAGCCGATGATGCTGTTGTAACAGCAAACATTACAGATGATGCAGTTACTACTGCTAAAGTAGCTGATGATCAAATTACTTTAGCTAAACTTGCGGGCCTTGCTAGAGGTAAAATTATTTATGGTGATGCCTCAGGTAACCCGGCTGCATTGACAGTTGGTTCAGCGGGCACAGTTCTCACTTCTGATGGTACAGATATATCCTGGGCAGAAGAAGTTGCAGTTAATTATCTGCCACTAGCAGGTGGTACTATGACTGGCAACATTGCTCATGCAAGTGATTTCACAATAGATGTTGGTGGAGACATTATTCTAGATGCAGCTGGTGGCGATGTTTCACTCAAAAATGCAGGTAACGAAGCAGGAAAAATAGTTATTGGAGGTGCCACTGATCCAAGTATTACACTAGATGTTGCAGGTAGTATCAAGCTAGATGCGGATGGCGGTGAAGTCGCATTTTTAGACGGTGGCACTGAAATAGGTGTTGTTTCTATGGGCAGTCAAAACATGAACATAGAATCAAAACAGGCTGATAAAGACATTGTATTTAAAGGTATAGATGGTTCAAGTGATGTTACTGCTCTTACCCTTGATATGTCAAATGCAGGTAGAGCAATATTTAAT